GGGATGGCTCGAGTAGAACAAGCAGGGCACTTTTACTCAGCAGGTCACCACAACGCACTCCGATTCAACGAGGATAATGTTCACGGTCAATGCGTAAGGTGTAATTACTACCTGAGCGGAAATTTGAATAAATACCGGATAAATTTGGAGAAGAAAATCGGAGCTGAAAAATTAGCACGATTAGATTTCATCGCATCAATTAAAAAGCCACACAAGGACGATAAGTTCTTTTTGATGGAGATTATTAACAAGTATAAAAAATAAAAACATGAGTAAAGATAAAGGTAAATCTTACTACATACAATTCGGCATACACTTAAATAGCAGATTAGGTATAAAGTCGGTTACAATAGATCACAACGACACCGATTTAGCATCTGATTCTGATTTGGTTAGAAGGGTTTCATTTACACTATTACGTTCAATTGAACTTAATAAAGACGATATTATGTTGCAAGACCTATTAAATGAACTTGGGTTAAAGACAACTAGCGGTTAAAACGTCCACACTTTTCAGCAATGTGAAACAATTTTTCGCTTTTTGTGGAATATTTATTCAATTTGAGTAAATTTGCGATATGGCAATAATATTTGAGTGAAAGATTATTTTTTGTAACTTTGAAATAAAACGAAAACCATGAAAAAAATCACACCAATTTTACTAGCACTATTTCTGTTCGCTAGTTGCTCAAAAGAAAAACATTGCGGATCGGTTTACGGTACTGTAGAAATCTACAGCGACAAATACGGCCAAGTTACCATTACCGGAAACAAAGTGAATCGAGATTACTTCGTGAATAAAAATGCCTGGGTAAGAGTAAATTTGCTTACCGGAACTTACCAAATGAAGCGAAACGAAACGAATGAAACCGATACGTTTATCATTAGTCCTTGTGGAGTTGTTGAGATAATTTATTGAAAAGTGAAACCAAACAAAGAGAATGATTAAACTTGATGATAATTTAAACGTTAAAAGAAACGGAGTTGATTGTACTAACGAATTTAAAGCGTAATGGCATACGATAAAAATAAAATATTTGAACAAGCAAAGGAGGCAATAGTTAAAAACAAACTGTTCTTCATTGAGGATATTGTGGCTTTTTTGCCTTGCGATAAAACTACTTTTTACCGATTTTTTGAAGTTAATTGCAACGAATACAACGAACTAAAAGATTTACTCGAAACTAACCGAACCGAACTAAAGGTATCGATGCGTTCAAAATGGTACAAATCAAACGCTCCTGCTTTGCAAATGGCACTAATGAAGCTGATATGTACAGATGAAGAAAGGAAGATGTTAAGCATGACGCACTCAGATATTACATCTAACGGAGAGAAATTAACACCTCCTATTGACTTAACCAACCTAACAGATGAGCACCTACGAACTCTTGCTAAAATCAAATCCGAGAGCGGAGTTAGCTAAAAGGCATCTTTTAGACTTCGTTTTGTATAATAAAGAGGGGTATCAAGCAAATTGGCACCATATTCTACTGTGTAAATATTTGGATGATTTTGTTTCCGGTAAAATAAAAAGGCTAATGGTGTTCATGCCTCCGCAACACGGAAAATCTGAACTTGTAAGCAGAAATTTACCGGCTTTTATATTAGGCAAAAACCCACGAACAAAAATAGTATTGGCTTCATATTCGAGCGACTTATCAAGCAGTTTCAATAGGGATTGTCAGCGGATAATGGATAGTGAAACATACAAGGATGTATTCCCCGAAACAAAACTTAACTCATCAAACATCGTCACAGTAGCGAAAGGTAATTGGCTAAGGAATTCAGATATATTTGAAACGGTTGGATATGGAGGGTTTTTAAAGACAACCGGTGTTGGAGGTTCACTAACGGGGACACCTGCCGATATAGCCATTATAGACGACCCCGTGAAAGATTCAATAGAGGCAATGAGTGCCACTTTTCAGTATCGTAATTGGAATTGGTACAACGATGTCCTATACACTCGTATTCACAATGATTCCCGAATATTGATAACTCAAACGAGATGGGATGTAAACGACCTTTCTGGAAAATTACTTGAAAGTATGGCTAATGGTGGTGAACAATGGACAATACTATGCTTACCTGCGGTTAAGGTGCAAGAAGATCCAAACGACCCACGACAAATAGGCGAGGCATTATGGGAAAATCGTCACTCGATAGATAAGCTAATGCAGGTTAGGTCACAGTCAATAAGAACATACGAATCGTTATACCAACAAAATCCACAGCCAACACAAGCAGGAGGGGAGTTTTATAAGTCATTTAGGACTGTTTTGCACACGGGCGAATACTTTAGGGAATACGATAGCAAGCTACCATTACACCTAACATTCGACTTTAACGTCAACCCTTATATGACTTGTTGCGTATGGCAGATAAAAGCTAAAAGAGCTGTGCAGTTAGCAGAAATATGTACAGTTACGCCAAATAACAATACAGCCGGAGTTTGTCGCGCGTTTATGGCTAAGTTCCCTAGACATGATGGAGGTATGTTTATTTATGGTGACCCGAACGGGAAAAAAGAAGACACAAGAAGCGAAAAGGGATTTAATGATTATACCATAATAATGGGTGAGTTGAAAACGTACAGACCAAGCCTAAGGGTGCAAAAACAAGCGCCACCGGTGCTAATGAGGGCAAACTTTATAAACCTAATATTTGAATCAAATTATAATGGCATTGAATTATTGATAGATAAGTCGTGCCACAAGACAATATCCGACTATTGCTATCTTAAAGAAGATGCGGATGGAACAAAGATGAAAGAAAAAGTTAAAGACCCGTCAACGGGAGTGGTTTCTGAAAAATACGGGCACACTTCTGATGCAAACGATTACTTCATTTGCTCTGCTTTCGCCAACGATTTTGCAAAGTACCAAGCCGGAGATATTATCAGCAATATTTCATACGGAAAAAACAGCTTATCAAAAAATAGATATTAATTATTAATTTTGCAACATGGCATATCTAATACACAACGACTACCTAAAGCAAATCCAAGAGGCGCAGTTGTCTCAGCTTGTCACCAACGATGAAAGAATACGAGTAGCCATCCAACAAAGCGCACAAGCAGAGGCTATCAGCTACCTTCGCCAAAAGTACGACATTTCAATGGAGTTCACCGATACTACTCAATGGGTAGGTTCTAATGTCTACAACGCTACTAATAGAGTTTACATCGATGCCAATGCTTATGTAACTTCAACGAGTTATGCGGTCGGTAATTATGTGGTAAACGAGGGGAATGTATATAAGTGTACCACTATAACAACGGGGGTATTTGACCCGACTAAATGGAGTTTGATAGGCGCTCAGTACGATTTGTTTTATGCTAAATATCCCGTCCCATTGTTCGATGTTTACGGTTATTACCAGGTAAATGACGAGGTGTTTTGGCAAGGTAAAAAGTACAAGTGCAAGATTCAAACACAAGCGATTAGCCACGACACAGCTATTCAGTATCATTTGTACAGCAATATACCACTAAACAACGTATTTCCGACTGATACCGTAGCCGGAGCGAAGTATTGGCAAGTTGTTTCTACATACACAGTACCGGCAAACACCGATATTTTAGATACTGACTATTGGACGAAAGGCGATAACCGCGATCAACAAATGTTACTTTATTTTGTCGATATTGCACTTTATCATTTGCACAGCCGTATTGCACCAAGGAATATTCCACAGCTAAGAATTGACCGATACCACTCAGCTATTGATTGGTTAAAGATGTGCGGTAAAGGCGAAGTAACGCCTAACTTGCCATTGATACAGCCTAGAAGTGGTAGCAGGATTAGATTTGGTTCGGTAGTGAAAAACGTAAACAGTTATTGATATGGCAGAAAAGTTAATAGATAGAATCAAAAATGTGTGGGCCCCAACAGTAAGAGATTTACCGCCTAAGAACTCGGAGCGCAACCTACGCAACTACATTTCGCCCGTACAGTTACAGCGACTAAGGCATGATGTTGCTATGTGGCGCGAATGTATTCAAGAAGCCGAACTAGCATACTTCCCGCATAGAGTTAAGATGCAAAGAATGTACCTTGACACGGTGTTCAACGGCCACACATACGCTTGTATCAAAAGACGAAAGCAACTTACCATGCTTCGGGAATGGGAGTTCAAAAACAAAGAGGGTGTAGAAAGTGAGCAGAACGAAGAATTGCTTAACAAAAAGTGGTTTTCGGAATTGATAGAATATATCTTGGATGCCCGTTTCTTTGGGTATTCATTGATTGCTTTAGGGGATATTACAGACGGCAATTTCAATGACTTATCAATAGTTAGACGTGCCAACGTTTCGCCCGATCGTTTAGTTGTAAACCACTTGGTTTATGCTTTGGACGGTGCAGAGTTCATGCAAGAGCCTTATTCAGATTGGTGCGTTTATGTTCCAACAACAACCGAAACCGGCATTTCTATTTGTGGTTACGGGTTACTTTACCAAGTGGCCTTGTACGAAATCATTTGCAGAAATTTACTAGGCGCTAATGCTGATGCTGCAGAACTATTCGGGATGCCTATTCGCGTTGGTAAGACAAATAAAACAGAGGAACACGAAAGGGGCACGTTTGCAAATGCATTGGCTGATATGGGTAGCCAAGGTTGGATATTGCTTGACGAGTTCGGAGAAAGTATAGAGCTTGTAGAAAGTGGTGGTAGCGGTCAAGGGTTTAAAATATATCCGGACCTTGAACAACGTTGCGAAAAGAAGATTAGTAAAATCATCTTGGGCCATGCTGATGCTTTGGATAGTACTTCCGGCAAACTAGGAGCCGGTCAAGGTGAAGATTCACCGGTTGCTCAAGCGTTAATGGATACGAGAACAGAGGACGGAGCATTTGTTGAAGATGTGATCAACAACACGGTTATACCTAAACTGATAAAACTAGGGTTCAAACTAGATGCGAATTATAAATTCTGCTTCTCAAACAACGAGGAAAAGGAGCATAAGGAAATAGAGCAAAGGGACAATATTAAGGTTTATGCAGATATAGCATCTACAATGAAAACCGCAGGTTTAAAAATGGATGCTAAATACTTTACTGAAACGACCGGAGTTGTTTTGGTTGAGGGGGATGAAAATACAGATAGCGCATCACAAGCAGAATTGAGGGGTAGCGTAGGTGGTGTTACCGGAATTATACAACTGCAACAATCAGTAGCTAATGGGTTAACTAGCAAAGAGGCTGCCGTAGCTACATTAAAATATGTTTACGGATTTGATGATAAAAAAGCCACTGAAATAGTTGGAGAGGCTAAGGTTGTACCTCCAACGCCTCCGAAGTTAATCACTGATAAAGTCAAAAATAAGTTAGCGAATCTTTATAAATGACAGAAATAAAGTATTTGGTGAGCAACTGCTACAGCGATAAAGACTATACAAAGCTAGTTGCTGAGTGTTGCCACAAGTACGTTATGGGAGAGGTCACAAAGCGAGAATTAGCGCTTTTAAACCTGGCGATTAAGAGGCAAATTGAGAGTAATTGATTACGCTGCCTTAGATTTCCCAAATGAATAATTATAACCGGCTAACTTAGTCGAATTAACTCCGATTAATTCAAGTTTGTAGTTGATTTCCCGTGAAACTGTTTGTCCGCAGTTCAATAAATCCGATTTCTCTTTACTCGTTAGCGGTACTTGACTATGCAACATAGCCCCGTCAATAGCTTTTTTTGGAGTGGAATAGACACCCACAAAACCTTCGTTATTGGTTTTCGGGTCGAATGTTAAAAGGATGTGTATTTTTCGCATGGTTGTGATGTTTCAGAACAAAAATAATCTATTTTTCTATTTATGTTGAAAATTTACGCAGATTGTGTATTTTTGTTCTCAAGGTGAAATATAGCAACAAGCAAATCGAAGATTTAATTTCTGGTATTTATGACGGGCAAATAACTGTCGAAGATATGCCTGAAAGTCTTTATTATGCTATTGCCGACTATCTCAAAAAGTCATTATACGAAGGTTTTGGAGGTTCTTTGATTGACTTTGATGGCAAACCACTTGAACTATTAACCGAATTACGGGAAAACATCTACCTTTTTAGTGGTGCTAAAACGTATCAAACCGTTAAAGCGATGGAATCCATGCTTACCGAAGATGGAGAAAAGCGCAGTTTTAAAGACTTCAAAGATTTTGCCCGTAATGAATACGATTTATTCAATGTTACATGGGCGAAAACTGAATACGATACAGCAATAGGACAAGGGCAAAATGCTTATTTGTGGACCAAAATACAAGCCGACAAAGATGTTTTGCCACTACTTCAATATAGTGCGGTTATCGATGCCAACACGTCCGATATTTGCGCTCCTTTGGATGGCATAGTTAAACCGGTTGACGATCCGTTTTGGGATGTGTTTATGCCGTTGAATCACTACAACTGCAGATGCTCAGTATTGCAATTAAGCGAAGGTGAAATAAGCAAGGACGTAAAGGAAGAAACCAAGCAAGTTGCTGAGAATATGAACGATGTGTTTAAAAACAACGTAGGCAAAGACGGCTTTGTGTTCCCTCCAGACCATCCATATTTTGATGTTGCACCAGAAGATAAAAAGTTGGCTAAAGAGAATTTTGGATTTGATATACCTGAAAAAGATTAACAATGGCAGAGCGTTTCAATTTTCAGAGAGTTATTGCAAACATGGATAGGGTAAAAACTACCCTGCCAAAAGTATTGGCTAATGAAACGAAAAACTATTTTATAGTAGAAAACTTTAATAAACAACAGTGGGACGGTAAGCCGTGGGAAGAAGTAGAGCGTAGAAAAGAGGGTACAAAAGCGTATAAGTATGCAACACCTGCAAATAGAACACGACAAATATTGATTGGCTCTGGAAGTGGTATTTTGAGAAGGGCTGTAATTAACAGCTTACAAAAAGCCACATTTGAGCTTATTCACTTCGAAGTTAAAGATGTGGTTTATGCAAAGGTTCACAATGAAGGGTTACGAGCAGGGCGTGGATTAGGTTTTCAAATGCCGAAGCGTCAATTCATGGGGCAAACGAGAAAACTAGGCGAGATACAAAGGCGAGTAATTGACAAAACAATCGATAAGATATGGCAAGGCTAAAAGGTGTATTTCAAGAAGTAATGGAGTTAATCAGTGCGAATACAAGCATTGATTACGTTCGTGTGTGGAATGACCAACTAGCCTCAATGGAGAAAGGGGATATGTACACATTCCCGAACCTCGCTTGTTTTGTAGAAATTGATTTGCCGAAAGAATCGCTAGGACTTGGTTATGTAGGTGGCGATATTACTATTCGTTTCCACATTGTACACGTAGAACTCGATGCAATGGACGGCACCATGGAGCAGAATTTAACCGTTTTTGGCTACCGTGACGAGTTGATAGGCTTACTAATGTACAAAGAGTTGGATGGGTGCTCGGGTTTACAGTTCGTTAGTGAACGTCCCGATTATAACCACACTAACGTCTACCACTACATTTTAGAGTTTAACTGCTCATTCATTGACGATGCAGGGGATAGAACAAAATCGCAAATAATCAAACAGCCGGTAACCAATTTACAAGTTAATGCAACAATAGTAACATCATGAGTAGAACAGTAGAACAGATACAAGCCGACATAATCACCAATGTAGCAAACACACCCGAACTAAGCTATGTTGACGAAAACAACATTACAAGGAACATAACTTACAACACATCGAAGCGTTCTAAGTGGCGATTATGGACGTTTATTGTGTCTACGGCTATTGCCATTCATGAGCAATTTATTGAGTTGTACATCGCAACAATGGAGGCGATACTTGCTAAGACTTCGGCTGCCTCTCCTTTATGGGTGCAAGATAAAATGTTCAAGTTTCAATACAGCGCAACCGATCCGCAGGTTATTCAACTTATTGATACCATTCCACAATATCCGGTAGTTGACGAAACCAAGCGAATAATAACCGCTTGTAGTGTTACTACGGCAGTAGATAGTACCGTGAATATCAAAGTAGCGAAATCAAACCCGTATGTAAGTTTGAGTTCACCGGAACTATCCGCAGCACAATCGATGATAGATACTATCGGTATTGCCGGAGTTGACTACGTAGTGACAAGTGGAAACGCTGACCGGATTTATATTTCTGCTGATGTTTACTACAAAGGACAATACAGCGCGGTAATCGCACAAACTACAAAGGACACATTGGACGCCTATTTCCAAACGCTTTCACAAGTGAATTTTAACGGTAGTTTGAAAATGACCGACCTTGAGAATGTTATCCGAAATGTTGTTGGGGTTAACGATGTTGTGCTTATTAATGTTGTTGGCCGTCCGGATTCACCAACTCCATCAAACCCACTTACCAACCCATCTGGAACGTACTACATTCAGAATAAAACAACAATGAATAGATTGTTTAATCCGGATGCAGGGTACATTATAGGTGAAGACGTGACCGGTTACACATTTCTTGATTCAATAAACTTTATTGCTCAATAATGGGATTATTTGACATCACTTTCTCGAACCTAAAAGACAATATACTACCTCCAAATTATAGGACGGCAGTACATAATTTTTGGCTATTAACATGGACGAATGTTATTCAGTATTTACGGGATAGAGTTTTAGGGGATTACAGAACTGGAAGCGATTATCCCGAATGGACGGCAGGAACTTACGCGATTCATGACAAAGTAATCTATAACCAAGTAGTTTACGAAAGTCAAGAAGACGGAAACACAGACACCCCTCCATCTAGTAAATGGGCGGTTTGGTTGCCATCATTTATCGGTAGTGACGAAAGGAAATATTTTAACGGGCAAAAGGTCGTTTTAGAGTACGCTCTCAACCGATATTACGGCACCACATTTAGACAACCTCCATTAGTGAGTGATATTTATATCGACAATTTAGGCAGTTCTATTGTCGGGTTTGTTGTTGGGGTAGACGAAGCATATTGCAGTACTGTAGCGCAAACAGATGTAGCCGGATTAACCGATTGGAACTATTTAACTACATACGCGCTTGGTGACGTTGTAAAGTATAACGGGCGCGTTTATTTGTCTTTGGCTAATGCAAATACCGGCAATCTTTTACCCGTTAGCAATTTCACATCTCCAAGTTCTTGGTGGTGGATTACCGATACTATTGGTTATCGTAAGCCTTTTATTCGGGTTAACAATTTTGTTATCAACGTACCGACAGCATTGTTCTATTCAACAGCACCAAACACGCCAAACTTAGAGCCGTCAATTCGAACGTTTTTAACCAACATCGTGCCATCGGGACTAAACTACATTACATTACCATATTAAAAAACAACAATGAAAATCCTAGACAATTCAAACATAACCAACACCGCACAGCTACCAATTAAAAAAGGAACTATCGCATTTTTGCAGGATTCGCACAAAGAAACAGTTATCAGCTTATTCAAGGCAATGGTTGGCAGTACTTACAATGTGCTAACTCCATACGTTTTGTTCGGTTTAAATGACAGCGGAAGCGGTTTGAGCCATAACATAAGCGAGGGTGCATTCGTTATACTTGGTGAAATATTCCAAGTGGATGCTGTAGCTTTTACAAGTGCTTCGGGTGAAGTGCCGTATCTTAATTCTATTGTTGATCAATACACAACCGATGCCGACCCCGTTACATTTACCGACTTATCAGTTCATGATGTACACAACATAAGAAAGTACGAAATCGTAAGCGCAACGAGTGGGGATATAGCTTTTAGTACGTTGGTCCGTCCAACATTTGACATAGCTACTGAAACAGCACGAGCGGTGGCGAAAGAAGATCTTTTAGCCGATGCGATTATTGAACTAAGAAGTGCATGGACCGACCGAAACGATAATGCTGATTTGACTGTAACCGGGGGTGCAGGTATTTCTAAAGCTTGCAGAATCAGATACAAACAAATGGGAAAAACAATGTTTGTTAGTTTTAAAGGCCAAATTTCTAACACAACAGCTCCTACTGGAATATCTTTTCTTATTCCTAATTCAGCACAATGTGCAACTACGCTTATCACAGCAACTCCATGTGTAGTTTTTGATGGAAGCACACTTCAAAACGGATATGCTAGAATAACAAGCGGAGCAAATACGTCTATTGAAATTCTAACTGGACCTTTGACAAACGGAGCAACAACAGAAGTTTACGGAACATTCACTTTTGATACACTATAAAACCAACACATGGCTAACAGCAGTTCACAGCAAAGACGAGTTACGGGGTATCTAAAACCTCGTATTATTACAATGTTTAAGGCTTATGTAGCAGCAAACGAAACTACCGAAAGCGAGGCTGTTAACGACATATTGCGCCACTTCT